TAGCCGAATCAATCGAATACGACAAGATAGAAATTGTCGGTTTATACAAAGCGGTGCAAGTCCGTAAAGCAACTGTCATCAAAAAAGATGGCACAGAAATGGCAAGGTCTTACGAAAGATATGTACTGCAAGCTGGTACGTTAGATGCTTCTGACAACCTAGTTGATACTGACATATCAGGAGAACCAGCAGAAGTTTCAGCAATTTGTAACGCTGTGTGGACTACTGACGTAAAAGCTGCGTGGAAGGCTAAACTAATAGCAGACAAACCTACCACTTAATTGTTATGTCAAAACCCACAAACGAAGAACTTTTTGCTGAACAAAAAACAATAGCAGAGAGATTCAATGCCAACCAGGATATAAATAACAAGTTAAAAGCTCGTTATGACATTATTACCGCAATCCTGGCAGATAGAGGAGCAGTACTTCCTACTCCAGAACCAACTACACCAACACCTGTAGAACCAGTTGTTGAATCACCAGCTGTTGCTCCAGGAACAGATGCAGTTACTGTAGAAACAGGAACATAAATCTATCGGTAAATGGAAATACCAGAGATAAATCTGCCTGATACAGATTATCTTGTGCCTCCTAGTACAATATTTTATCCACCTGTGGCAGAGGTTCCATTTTTAGATCCAATCCTTCTACCTTCTCTGGAACAGGTACAGTCGGGACTTGGGGAAGATCAGGAATCTTCTTCTGAAGAAGAAACATCATCTTCAGCGGAGGAAGTAATACCAGGAGGACAACCGCAAGTACCGAGCAACTTGCCAAAAACCATAGAAACTTTATCAACTGAAGAGGGTATAGCTACTTTTAGCATACCCTTTTTTGGTGAAATGCCTATTCCTGCACCAGAAGTAATTGCATCTTCTGTGATCGCAGCAGGAACTGCCTCTGTTGTAAGTGTGGGAGGTGGAATTGCTATGCAAGCAGTACTAGGTCAAATCAAGAAGATATTTAAAAAGATCTTTACTAAGGTTCTGAAGAAAGAGGTAAAGGATTTGCAAACAAAGAAGGATTAGCTTTTACATAACTTCGTATATTGATTACATCGTTACAGATGTATGCGAACTTAGATTTAGGATTAATCATATAGCCTGATGCGTGAAGCTGACTACATTTCAAAACACGAACTAGCTGTTTATCATGCACTTGCTTGTCTAGTTGTTCTATGGCTAGGTCTAGCTTTACTTTGGCTAAATCCGAACACGTTTCGTTATTAGTTCCGAGTGGGATCATAAATGACATCTGAAATCCCCAACCTTCATTAATACTATAAGTTTCACTACTAGGATTCTCTGCATCATTACCTGTATAGAAAGGTGTAAATGCCATTGTTGGCTGGCTACATACTAAATTTCCAAACTGCAACTTACCTGTCATTCCATTATTAACATTCATATTCTGATTGATAATACTAGAGTTACCAATCGCATTTGGTTGAGCCTGTACGTTTGTATCGCCTTCGGCTTTTGCTTTACTGACTAAAGACAGACAAAGAAGTGATAACGCTAGTAGTTGAAATCGCATCTGTTTGTGTAATCTTTTCAGTCATTTGACTAGCTGCCCTAGTAGTTAAAGACAATGACCAATCAGCCGTATCGGATTTAGGGGTAAAAATTGCATCTGCATGAGCTATACCACCACTATTAGCACTTGTAACAGCGATATTAGATGCTTCCCAAGTGTTTAGGGCAGACCCATATTTTTCTGTCACTATGCTACGAGTTATAGTCTGAGTAGTATTTTCAGTTCTATTAGATGAGCCAGTAGTCCAGGTAGGAACTCCATTGGCATAACAAGGTGCAATTAAAAATAAACCTAGTAAGAGTAATTTCTTCATGGGTTTTCTGGTTTTTCTTTATTATCTACTATTTTAGGTGCTTTTGCATTTCCGTTATTGTTACCCTTCTTACCGATAGACAAACCCAAGCTAGCAGTTGATGCCGAAAAAATCGAAGCTATGAAAGTTGGGTCAAAATCTACTATCTTTTTACCGCTAGGTGGCTCCCAATATGAGAGTGTTAATAAAGCTGCCGACCAAACCAAAATAGAAACTTTAACGATGGTTTCGACTTTACTTGTTTCTTGTTCTTCCATATTAAAAAAACTGCCTTAGTGTGTGAGGAGTAAGCGGTTGACCACTGCTTTCTGCAAGGCAGCTATGACAAACGTAGCAAATATTGATATGTTGTAAAGTATTACTCCTTTAAGGTATGTTAAAACTTTTAAAACCGATTCTTTTTAGATTCTTTTCTACGACTGCTGTAAAACGACTTTTGGTGGATATGCTTCGCACAATTTCTAAGCAGACCTCGAATAGTCTGGATGACAAAGCTGTAGACATTTTAGAAAAGCAATTATTCCCTAAGTAATTAAAGTTTTCTTACTGTAGGAAATTTTGGAAATACTTGAAATGCTTTTACTTCAAAGTCTAAAACTTCCCAATCTTGTGTAAATTGAGCAAGCTTTACAGCTTCTTCTTCGTTTAGTGCCTGAATTACAGTTTGAAATCCTGTGGCGTTTATTTCTTCCAAGCCTATGTAAACGGCTGGAACTCTAATCACCCAAGCTCTGATTCTCAAATCCTGCAAGGGAGATCCATCCTTCTTCCGTTTCGGCTTGCGGAATCTGATCCAGGGGGAGGCCCAAAATTCTTGCATCTAAAGCTCCTTGTATATCCCCATTGTAAGCAGCAATTTCAAGATCCCACAACTCTGCGTTACGTTCTTGCATTGCGTTCTCTTCATCTATAGCTAAAGAATCGTTCCAATATTCGACTGCTCCAGCCAAAGCATCGAGTCTATCGTCATGTTGTAGTGAGTTTCTATCGACTGTCAAATGGGTTAATTGATGGAATAATTGATAAGCCAGGGATGTTTCTACACTATCTTCGTCTTTTGCCTTACTATCATTCTCGACAACCGACCTATTTATGATTAATCGGTGTTGGTTCATCACAGGTTCTAGCGCATTTATAATTCTTCTTTCTTTTTGTACGTTACTTCTAGCTGGTTCTACAGTACATGGGTATATTCTACGCAAATATGGCTGTAAAAGGCTCTGTAACATCCCCTGACCAAATTGATCTTCCAGGATGATTAAGTTTACCTCTTTTCTTCTAGCAGCTTTTGCAAGCCCTTCTAAGACAGGCTCTGTATATCCTTCTCTAAACGATCCTACCTCTAATACAAATAGATTTCCGTTAAGTTGAGCGACTATAGCGTATGCTGTTTCATCCATACCCTTACCAGAAGGGTCAACAAACATCACACATCCATCAAACTCTATCCATTCTCCGTGTATATAAGCTGGTCTATGGTAGTAATCTCCACTAAATCCTACAGCTGGTAAATCTCCTATCCTATATTCTGCTCCTGACGACCATATAATCTTCTCTGGAGCGTGGTCATCGACCTCCATTACAACTAAATCTGATAAACGTAAGGGAAATCTTTGTAAATCTGACAGGCTAGTGTCTAGTTGGAACTGTAAAACAAACTGTGATCGACCATAACTAGCTTCTCTTTCTAACAAATCTATCTCAGAAAACCTATCTGGATCTGTAGGTTTACCTGGACTATCCTTACATCCGTCTAAAATTACCTGGGCTAACGCATCTCCGTACTTTTCTGGCTTCTTTGGGTAACGACTTGTCCATATTTTGCAATCATATCCTCTCATTCTTAGCTTGTTGTAGATACTTTCCTCTGTTTGCGGTGTACCTAAGAACAGAATATCTCCACCAGGTTTAAGAATAGCGTTAAATTCACCAACACAAGCTATAAGTTTCTCTCTCATACCTACTGTCCAGGCTGTATTTGGTACTTCACAGTCATCAGCAAGTATTAAATCAGCACGACTACCTGTTAACTGCCCGAAAACACCCACACTTTTTACAGATGCCGACTGATCTGGTATAGCTGGTCTTACATCGAACCTGTTACTTGCACTTCTTTGCTCTTCTCGATCAGGTTCTAAGCATTGCAGTATAGGCATCTCTCGAATAAGCCTTAAACAAAACTGCGCAAAGTCATCTGCCCTGGTCTTCGAGGCCGACACCACCATTATTTTCTTCTGTGGATCGTTCCTTAGTAACCATAAAGTGTAGGCAGCTGCCATCCACGACTTACCTACTCCTCTAAACGCTTCAATAATCCTACGTTTCTGTCCATTCTGCATATACCCTGCAATATCTAACTGTATAGGCGTTGGATTAGGAAGTTGTAGATGCTTCCATACAATCACTAAAAAATATCTAAAGTCTTCATCGTAGGGTTTTGGTAACTTATCCCACTTCATGCAGATTTACGCTTAAAAGCTACGACCTTATCTATATCTGGCAACGCTTTAGCAAGATCATCGACAGCACTTCCCTCTGTAGCTGTAGCTGTTATCTGATTATCCTTAAGAAACTGCCTAATCACATTAAGATCAGCGACTGTCGCCTCTCCACTATCTAGCAAACTAGATAAATGTCCAGCAAGATTAGCGTGTAGATTACTTAACTGCTCTGCTACATCTTTTTGTTTCATGGTTCTTTGTAATTCTGTAGGGAACTCAACCCACCACGGAAAGATCCCTAAGAGTGTAAATGCGGAGGTAAAACACATCCTTAATATAACACTTATATAACCTTTGTATTACCCATTGTCCACTATAGAAGAACAGGGAGATATACAGAGAGTAGTCTATCTTAGATATATCTTAGATTTTAGTTAGAAAAATCTGAGGGGTTAACGTATAGAGGTTGCTAGGCTTTCACCCCCCATAGGGGTGTCCAAGATATGTCCAAAAACAGTCCAGGGGGGTCTATAGTCCTTGCACTCACTAGGTTATTAGTCCTTGAAGTATTGTCATATTGACAGTACTACAGGTTATTTTGTGGTTTATCCTGGATTTCTAGACTATTTATATTTTTATTTAGGAATCTTTGTAAGTCTAGCCGCCCAATACTTGCAATAAGTCAAACAATGGACTAGACTCTAATAGGATTCTATATTGAATCTAACTATCAACCCACCAGGTTAATTTAAATGATTAATGCGAGGACTCAAAGGTTTCTCAATGAGTATTGGAAACCAAGAATGGGAGAGTTAAAAAAGAACTCTCAAGGATTGTATTTAATTCCAGGAGGTCGAGGACTAGAACCTATGACCAACGAGCAATTAAATAGATATGCTCAATTCATGGGGTATTAAATAATGGCTATCTTTGGATATCTATTCTTACTCGCTTATATTGCATTACTTGCCCAGGCTAACCACGCCTTAACCGAGTACATGAAAAATAGAAAGTATTAAAGAATGAAATTAAATCTTTTTATTATCCTTCTTTGTTTCGTTCTTTCTTCCTGGGGTAATTATCCTCCAGGAACAGAACCAACAAGAAAAGTAAATCAAACCTATCAATTAATTTAAAAATGGAAACTTTAACAGCAAACAAAAAAATTGAAATGTACGCCAGGATCAGAAAGCATGGAGAAGACATCAAAAAGATATTTTCCATGCCAGCTGCAACTGACCCTATCAAGCTTTGCAAAAGTTTAAGAAGGTTAGAAAGTACAGCGCAAGCAATCCAGGAAACACACGGAAAGGGATTTTATAAGCTGGCAGCTGCACAAGAAGCAGCATTAATGGTTAAATTAAAAGCTTTATTAATGCCAGCTGCAACGCCAGAAGAGTTTCTAAAATTTGGAATTTTTCTTAATACTGATCCTCGAGGCTATGCGCTAAAGATCCCTGATGAATTAGTAAAGGTTAGTGGCTGGACTATTCATAAAGATTGGGGGGAGTTTGGAATACTTGCGCCCGACCTTAACGAAGATTAATTCTAACCTGGAGGCGTTCCAGCTGGTCGCCTCCCTGGTAGATTTATCTACTATCAACACACCACACAAAGGAGTTTTAAACGTGGCTTATTTCACAATTACAGACGGCAACGGCACAGCGCACGAAGTCGACTTAACAACAAATGATCCTGCAATGATAGCTGAAGAGTTTAAAAAGTTTGAAGCAAAGCAGGAAGCAAACAACAAAGACCAGGAGGAGAAGTAAATGTTACAGGTAAAAATGGAAACTATAGACGCTGCCTTCGCAGATGGTAACGAGGGCGCAGAGGCTGCCCGAATCCTGCGCAAGGTAGCCGACCAACTAGAGCAAGAGTCTAAATTGTCCGAGTCCTGCCGACCCCTAAAAGATTTAAACGGAGGTCGCACAATAGGGTACTTCAAGACCTGGACAGAGCAGAGGGAGGAGGCATAATGCACCAGGAATTAAAAGACCGTGAGTATTACAACGGCTTTATTATGAACAAATCTTTTAGAGATTGGGTTAAGTCCTGCCCGAAGGAATACACCTGGCAAATGAACCAGGTTACAAAAGATCGAGGCACTTACACATTCGTACTAGACGAGGGGGAAGAGTGAACAAGAAAGAATTAGACGAAAAGGAAGCGGCAATTAATGACCGCTTTCTTAAAGATCAATCTTATAAAGCCTTCGAATATCTAATAGATATTGCAGCTGTTGACCTCGAAAGGGAGGACTTAAAAAACAAATGATTAAACACTACATAATAAATAAAAAACTTATCCCCGATCTATTGGACTATGGGTGGATAGTTATGAAACAGTCCTGGACTGATTGCCCTCCCTTGACACAAGAAAGAATACAAGAGAACAAAGAACTAGGAATAGATGAGGTGCAAATTGAAATACCTTAATTCAGAATCGGAGCAGTTCGCAGCTGCTCACGCCCTGGCCGAGGAATTACCCAGGGATCTAAGGGTAAAGCTTGCAGTCCTGCTCATAGCTGACGAACTCAGTCCTGCGGATGTTAAGGACATGGCTCTCAAGCTGCTGAACTTATACAATCAGTTAGTCTTGGAACAAAAAGTATGAAGTCCTATCAAATCATTTACAACCATGTAGATATTGAACACCCTAGCAGTCCTGTTGTGGCCTCTAGGGTTATCTTTGCGCCTGATATTACCGAGGCTCTCAAGAAATTCCTGCACGAATGGAACGGAGCATACGATGAGATCAAAGAAATTAAACTTTACAAGCCAACTAAAAAGAAATGACAATCAACACCGACCAGCAAATTTATTTACTTGCAGAAAAGAAACCTAACAGAGCGCACGCCAACAGTAACGGCCACGTTCTTTATTATTATTCTCAGTCAAACACCTGGATAGGCTCTAGTTACACCTTCAATCCAGAGGGTGCAACTCATTGGATGATGCTACCCGACAGTCCTGCGCCAACTAAACCACCAGAAGAGTTACAAGATGAGGCGTTTAACGCCTGGTTGAAGGAAAAGTATGTGGATGTAGTCGTTAGAACTGCTATGTATCCAACACTTAAAGAAGTATTTTTATTAGGAGTCAAACATGGAAGCAACTAAACCAAAAGGAGAAAAGGTACAGGCAACACTTAGCTCCGAGACTTTTCGCAGAGTCAAGGCACTAGCTAAAGCTAAGAATATATCTGATAGTGAGGTTATGAATTACATAGCGCAGTCCTGGATGGTCGATAACTTTGATAAAGAGTATGGATTTTGGAAGAAGAAAATACAAGAACAGAGTTAGACCAGGAGGAACTGGAAAGGGAGATGCTTACTCTAGGCTGCGATAGAGTTAGACTCCTGGGTAATCGACAAAAGAAAAACAAGATGGAGTCTCTCTCTAAATGGGGTGAGGCTCTATCTGCACATGGATGTAATGAAATAGTCCTGCACTTACGAGCTATCCGTAAAAAGATAGAGAAGGGAGTAGCTGGTAAGAACTTTGCTAGTCTTATGCCCTTAACTTTTCTTCCTGCTCAACAAGTAGCTGCTTGCGGAGTGCGTACAGTAGTGGACAGTCTTAGTGCTAATCCAACTTTGCACTCTGTTGCTACAGATATAGCTGATAAATTATGGATAGAAACCATGCTCGATAGAGCAAGCCTCCTAGAATTGAAAAACTTTAGGCGTGGTAGAAGTAGAAAAGCACACAAGATGGCTTACATCAGGAGGATGGAAGCGACAGAGAACTGGCAACCCAAAGAAAGGATGGCATCAGGAGTCCTACTCATCGAACTGATAGAAAAATATACAGGCTTGATAAAGATAGAGCTAGATACTGTAGTTAGACCACCGAGAAGAGTAGTCCTGCCGACTGAACAATGCCTTGAATGGGTAAGCAATGTAAAAGAACAGCAAGAATTGATGACTCCTAACTGGTTGCCTATGTATATTCCTCCTCGACCCTGGACTAGCACCCTCGATGGAGGTTACAGAAACAAAAACCTACCGCTAACTCTTATGAAGAGTAACTCTGAGCTAGTAGCACAAAGAACTACAGGTAAAGAACAGTTTATACAGGCAGCAAACATCCATCAATCAGTACCCTGGATGGTTAACAGTTGGATGTTGGAGCAAGTCACCCACGCATACGAAAGAAACATAGAAGTTGGTTGCTTACTGCCGAGAGAGGGGTGGCCTGTAGATCCATACCCCAAGCATTTACCAGAAGATCACCCTGGTATAACCAAGTGGAGGTATAAAGCTAGAGCTATACACGAAAAGAACGACAAGACCAGGGGTGGAAGGATCGCCCAGGCTAAAACATTATGGGTAGCACAGAAATTTAGAGAAGAGAAAGAGATATATTTTCCTATGAGCCTAGACTTCAGAGGCAGATACTACTACCGACCTCCTTACCTCAACCCTCAAGGTAATGATGTATCAAGGTCGCTATTATTATTTGCTAACGGCACTAAGATAGATAGTCCAGAGGCAGAGAACTGGTTACGCATACATGGTGCTAACTTATATGGATTAGGTAAGGCAGATTGGCAGACCAGAATAGATTGGACTAAAGAAAAGCTTAGATATATCTTAGATGCTGGTAAAGATCCCTGGATTAATGCAGAATTTTGGATGAGAGCAGATAAACCCTGGTCATTCTTAGCATTTTGTCGCTCCTTCTATCTATACAGGACAATTCCAGATTACAAATGCAATTTACCTGTGATGTTGGACTGCACTTGTTCTGGAATACAGCATTATGCCTCCCTTTTAAGGTCAAAAGAGATGGGATTGCTTGTTAATCTTGAGAATGATGAGACACCAAGAGATATATATGCAGAAGTAATCAATAAAGTTAACAATAAACTACGCAAAAGTGACGATCATCGGGCTAAGAAGTGGTTAATGCTGCAACCTGATAGGTCACTAGCCAAGCCTTGCGTTATGACTACCCCTTACTCTGCTACAAATACAGCATTTTATTATTTTGCATACGATTGGGCTACAAAAAGAGCAAGAGATTTATTTGGTCACGGCAGCTGGACTACAAATAAAGGATCAATGTCGACTATGCACTACATGGCACGCATATTACATACAGAAGCAACGTCATTAATAGAGCCAGCAGTCGAAGCAATGAAGTGGTTTAAGTTTATAGGTAAGGTAGCAGGAAAGAATGACGTAGCACTTGAATGGGTCACTCCTTCGGGGTTGTTAGTGCATCAGGAGTACAGCGACACAAAGTTATCGAGGATAAGACTTAAGTATTTATCAGATATTTATTTAGATATACGAACACAAGTAGATAAACCTGGCCTAGATAGCAAGAGAATGAGTTATGCTTTATCTGCAAACGTACTTCATAGTTTTGATAGCAGTCACATGGCAGCTACAACTGTGGATTCAATGAAATACATACAAAATATAGGAGGAGTACACGACTGCTTTACCACCACTCCAGCAGAAATGTCACAGCTAAGAGATTCAGTAAGAAAAACTTTTGCAGATATGTATGCACATGATTGGTTGTCAGATATAAAAGTAAAGCTAACATCACAAATACCAGGCACTAAGGGTATGCCTAGTGAGCCACAGCACGGAACTCTCGACCCTAACATCACACGTCATTCAAATTATTTCATCACATGACTACTAAAAGAAAAACATTAATCACAAAGACACCAGTTTGTAGATTCCAATACACCTGGGTAGTAGAGGCAGACACTAAGTATGAACCAATGTGGAAGGTTACTTGCCTCATACCTATGGATAAAGCACTTGACTTAGAGAAAGAGCTAGAAGGCTTCCTCGAAGAGCATAAGCAAGAGGTTAAATCTGCTGATCCAGATAAGAAATTTAAGTTAGCTAACAAGCCCTGGAGCTATGAAAAGATAGACGATGGAGAAGGAGAACAGGATTACTTTGTTGTAAAAACTAAGATGCCAACAGGAGGTATTAATAGAACTACAGGAGAGCAATGGCACATGACACCACCTGTATTATTTAATGCAGATAACCAGCTGATGACAGAAGATGAGAAACAGAAGGTTAACAAGTGTGGTCAAGGTACACTAGGACAAGTCAACTTACGCTGCCAGGGTTACTCTGGTAATTTTGGAGTGGGTGTAAAGATACAACCACAAGCAGTAAAGATACACAAACACGTTGAGTATGTTAAATCAGCCCAGGACTTCGGCTTCGATGCGCCAAGCAAAGCAGTCATACCACTCGAAGCGGACTTCGACTCAAACGAGTTCTAGATACAGAAGTAAATTCGAGGCAACTGTTGCCAAGAACCTTGATGACAACAAAATTAAATTCTCCTATGAAACCCTCAACATTGATTACATCCTCAATAGCAGTTACTGCCCTGACATCATCTTCGATAATGGGATTATATGCGAAATTAAAGGCGTACTCGATAAGGAAACAAGGAGAAAACATCTTGCGGTCAAGGCGCAACATCCCGAATTAGATATACGTTTTGTATTTCAGAACAGTAAGAACAAACTAACTAAAGCTAAAGGAAGTCTGACTTACGCCAAGTGGTGTGATAGGCACGGCTTCCTATACGCTGACAAAATTATCCCACCAGAATGGTATGACAACCCAGGAAAAAATTGAACAGGCAAAGAAAAGGATAAAAGAATTAGAACGACTTATTGCTTATTGGTCTAATGGTAAGTAAGTACATAAGCAAAGAACCTTGCCCTGAGTGTCAGTCAAAAGATAACGTAGCTGTCTATGACGATGGACATAAGTATTGTTTTGGCTGCGGTTGGCAGTTCCAACCACCTAAAGATAAACCTATTAAGTTTGAGAAACCATTTAAGATGAAGGTCACACCTCTACTTCCATTCGTTACACCAAAGGAATTACCTAAACGTGGAATCACCAAAGAGACTTGCGAACTATATGACTATGGGTATGCAGAATTTAACAACCAGGTAGTCCAGGTTGCTACATACCACGACAAGATAGGCAAACCTGTTGCACAGCATCTTCGATACAAAGATAAAAGATTCGGATGGGTCGGAGACACTAGCAATATGCAACTTTGGGGTCAAAAAATTTGGAGACAAAACCACGGAACTGAAACCAATATCTTTGCTGTAATCACAGAAGGGGAAGTTGATTGCCTTACAATCAGCCAAATTCAAGGCAATCGTTTTCCTGTAGTTAGTTTGCCAAATGGTTGTCAATCGGCTAATAAGTACATAGCCGCAAACTTAGAATGGTTATCACAATTCAATCGTATTGTTATTTGTTTCGATAGTGACCAGCCTGGCATGGCTGCTGCCGAGAAAGCAGTTGAAATCTTACCTCCTGGAAAGGCAGCTATATGTAGATTGCCAAGAAAGGATGCTAACGAAATGCTCCTCGCAGGAGAAGGGGAAGAACTTAAGGATCTCTTATGGAAAGCAATCCCTGCTAGACCAGATGGAATACATAACGCCTATGATTTATGGGAACAACTAATAAAGAAAGACGAGACAGGCGTATGTAGTTATCCATATCCAATACTTAATAAGATGTGCCAGGGGTTTCGTAAGCAAGCACTCGTAACTATCTGCGCAGGAACAGGATCGGGGAAGAGTTTACTCTGTCGAGAATTTGCTTATCACTTCCTAAATAATGGATTAAAGGTTGGTTGGATTGGATTAGAAGAGAGCAGTAAGAGAAGTATGCAAGGCATATTGTCTGTTGCATTAAACAAACCATTGCATCTTAACCAAGAAGAAGTAGATGAAAAGGAATTACGCCAGGCATTTGACTACTTGTTTGCTGGTAATAGGTTCTTACTCCTGGAACATTTTGGCTCACTAGATCCAGATAGGTTATTAGAACAGATAACGTACATGGCAACAGGAGAGAACTGTGACGTTATCTTCCTCGACCATATTAGTATTGTCGTTAGCGGATTAACTGTTGGAGATGAGAGAAAACAAATTGACGTATGTGTTACCAAGTTAAGACAGGTAGTAGAGAAGACAGGGGTAGGTTTAGTTATGGTCAGTCACTTGCGCAGGACTGATGGTAAACCAGCTGAAGATGGAGGCGACATAAATCTAGCCAGCTTGAGAGGGAGTCAAAGCATAGCCCAGTTATCTGACCTCGTAATTTGTGGCATCAGATCACAGACTGACGAAGAGAAGAACAATGAACTACAGCTAAAAGTGTTAAAAAATAGACACACAGGTTGTCTAGGAATGGCAGATAAACTTACATATACAGAAGAGACAGGCAGACTTGCAGCTACAGCTGCGGATTTTTTTGGAGAAAAATTATGACGCTATTGATTGATGCTGATTGGCTAATCTATTCTTCTTGTTGTGCTTGCGAGACAGATTTTAGGGCTGACGATGGATCACATTTACTGCACAGTACAGAGAAAGACTGCATGGATCTAGTCGACCTTCGGATAGAAGGATATAAGAAGTTAACTAATGACGACAGCGGAGTGATAATGTGCTTTACTCAATACCCAACCTTTCGTCATGGGATATACCAGGACTACAAAGCTAACAGGGTAGGCAAACGTCACCCACTAGCTTTGCGTGATGTCATACAAATAACTAAAGAGTGCTATCACTCTGTTGCTTTTAACGGACTCGAAGGAGATGACGTAATGGGGCTATTGGCAACGAATGGTCAACATGATAATCCTATTATTGTTTCTCCAGATAAAGATATGAGAGGAGTACCTTGCACCTTACTTGCTAACGATGACCTCGAATTAATTACAAGAAAGAAAGCAGATAGACATTGGATGCAACAAGTATTGTCAGGAGATCATACAGATAACATCGAAGGACTTGTAGGAGTTGGACCAAAGACAGCAGAGAAAATGCTAGAGGGCGCAACTACTGTCGAAGAGATGTGGGATAAGGTTGTGAAGAGTTACGAAAAGAAAAACAAAACCTATGCCGATGCAATAATGACAGCCCAACTTACTCGCATCCTTCGGGATGAAGAGTACAATTACACTACAGGAGAGGTACAGTTATGGCAGCCATTGACGATACAGTAAACGAAGGCTATCCAGCGATTGACGAAGCACTTATTATTAAGCTAAAAGAGTTATTTCCAGATCGTTGCCCTACGATTGATATGACTGATCGTGAGATTTGGTTATATTCTGGTCAGGTAAAGCTGGTAAAAATTCTTGAATCAGTTTATATTGAACAAAACAACCTACAAAATTAAGATTATGTGCAGAGGCGGTGGCGGTGACGATGGTGAAGCCGAAAGAAGGCATCAAGAACAGATGGAAATGCAGAAAGAACAAATGCGTATCCAACAAGAACAGTTCGAGAGAAACCTAGAAGCCCAAAGAGAAAGGTTCGAGGCACAGCAACAGGCAGCACTAGCTGCTCCTCCAGCTGCACCAGAGCCAATAGCTGAAACAGCTGCAAGCGCAACAGAAGTTGCTCCTGCTCCACTTTCCGATCCTTCAATACAAGGTGCTAACGCACAGACAGCTGCTGGCGCAGCATCTATGCAGATCGGTTCTTCTTCTGCTCCTTTAACAAACAAAGCTGGTTCTAATAGAAGACGTTATAGAACTGATATAGTTCCAGGTGCTGGTGGTTCTGGCACTTTGACTATACCTAACACAATGTAATGAAGATTAAACTTACTAATAATGTTGATGCACAGTCAGCGTTGTATGGCACACCTAACGGCACGGCTTCACAACGCTACGAGCAGCTGCGAATAGATAGAGACTCGCAGTTAATGCGTGCAAGAGATTGTAGTAAGGTTACTATTCCTGGACTAATAGAAGATGAGAACTATGGAGATGCTGGTAGGTTGCCAACTCCATATCAATCACTAGGCGCAAGAGGTGTTGGTCACATGACCAGTAAGCTTGCTGGTACTCTTTTCCCTACTAACGAAAATTTTTTTAAATTAGAAATAGATAGCCTGGCTTTGATGGCAGATCAACAAGATCCGCAGATGATTACTGAGTTCGATACCGCATTAGTCAAAGTAGAACAGGCAGTAATGAGATTACTAGAGACTATGGGTGGGCGTGCTGCAATGCACGAAGCAATAAAGCATTTACTTGTAGGTGGTAATGTTCTGTTGTATGTAAGTGACGAAGGGATAAAGGTTATACATTTAGATTCTTATGTGCTTTGTCGTGACCCTATGGGTAACGTGACAGAGATAGTAGTAGAAGAAGAGATATTTAAAGATGCACTTCCAGACGAATACCTGGAGGAGGATGAAGAAGACGAGGAAGAGATGGAGAAACGTATGGTCAAGATATATACCTGTGTTAAATACATGGATAACTACTGCTATTGGTATCAAGAAATAAAAGGTAAAGAGATACCAGGCACTCATGGTAAATGCAAGGCAGATGTATCTCCCTGGATTGCATTGAGGCAAGATCGGGTGGATTCAGAAATGTACGGAAGGTCGTATGTCGAGCAGTATTATGGCGACTTACTTGCACTAGAAAATTTATACAAAGCTATATTGGAAGCGAGCGCAAGTCTCAGTAAAGTTTTATTTTTATGTAACCCAAATGGCACAACAAGGCCACGCACACTTAGCCAGGCATCGAATGGATCTATCGTACAAGGCAATGCAGCAGATGTCACAGTACTCCAGGCTGCTGGTAAATCACAAGATTTACAGATAGCAAACCAAACCATAGAACGAATAGAGCAAAGGTTAGCTTTTGCGTTCATGCTTAACACAGCGATACAAAGACCAGGGGAAAGAGTTACAGCAGAAGAGATAAGATATATGGCGCAGGAGCTAGATGCTGGTATCTCAGGATTGTATTCCATACTTAGCCAAGAACTACAGTTACCACTTGTTAGACGACTGACTCACATACTACGCAAGAAGCGTAAGTTACCTGACTTCCCTAACAGCGAGATAACAGGAGAACCATTAATTAAAGAGAAGGCAGTTACAGGTATCGAAGCGATTGGCCGTGGCGATGATCGCAATAAACTTGTAGACTTCATTCAAACTGCCAACAATGCACTTGGCCCAGAAGCGATGATGAAGTTTCTTAATGTCGAAGAAGCGCTACGCAGACTTGCAGCTAGTGGTTCAATAGATACAACGAACTTAGTCAAGACTTCACAGCAGTTACAACAAGAAGCTGCTGCACAAGCAGAGGCAGCCCAACAACAGCAACAACAACAGTTGCTAGAGAAGGGAATCCAATCACCAGCTATGGCACAGGCAGTTAAGAACTTCCAGGGTACAACCCCTGATAGGGCTGCCGAAGCACTAACTGCAATTACAAATCAAGGAGGAATTGATGCCAGCCAGTTCGCAGAAACCATCCAAGAAACAGGCTAAGAAACCTGTATCGGATGCACCTGTAGTACCAGGAGTCAAAGAGATAGTCATTAAAGGTTCTGATTTTGTAGAACCTGATACATCACTACCGACTATTACTCGCAATCCTGATAAAAACGAAATCATTATTAGTTAAAAATTATGCCAGAAGCTATTACCATCAAAGATGAACCTACCACAGCTGTAGATCCTGCACTCGCAGAGGAACAACAACTTACTCAAGATGATAATGTTGAGATCCAGGGTGAAGAGAAACTGCTAGCTGGTAAATACAAGAGCCAGGAAGAATTAGAGAAGGCTTACATCGAACTGCAAAAGATGCAGAGTCAGCCGTCAAAGTCAGAAGAGCAAGTAACTGAAACACCACAGGGAACTGCTAAAGAAATTTACGGAGATTTAGTAGGAAGCAAACTAGAAGAAGCTGGTGTTGACTACGGCAACATGAATGAGCGTTGGCAAAAGAATGGAAAGCTAGAGGATTCAGACTATGAATCACTACAAGGTGCTGGCTTTAGTAGAGATATGGTCGAGTCATATCTTGATGGCTTGCAGTACAGAGCTACAAAAGATAATGAACTGAGTGTTCAACAGGCTACTGATTTACAGAATGAATATGGAGGAGCAGAAAGATATAAGGAGATGGTTACTTGGGCTGGACAAAACTTCAACGAACAAGAGAGGGCAGCCTACGATAAGGCAATGAAATCTACTGACGTTAACTATGTCAAGCTCGCAGTCGATGGACTCCAGGCACGTTACATGGCAGCTACAGATCAAGAGCCAAGATTGATTGGAGGCAGATCATCTAGAGGTGGAAGCAATGATAAGTTTGAATCCAATGCACAGTTAGTAGAAGCTATGAATGATCCTCGTTATCAAAAAGATAGTGCATACAGAAAGAAGGTTAGTGAAAAGTTAGGTCGATCTAACATACTTTAAACGCTATAGTTAGATCAACCTAGACCTTCTAACAGAAGCAAAGCCCTTTGCGAAGGACACCTATGCAGAAGTAATGGTCTGGATAATCATTAATTCTAGGTATTTAACCGATGGCTAACTTTACGTCATCAAGGCTCGGACTTGTTAACAATACAGGTACTGGCTACGATGCACTTTTTCTCAAAGTCTTTGCAGGAGAGGTACTTTCAAGTTTTAGAAAGGCAACTATCTTTGAAGATTTACATACTGTCAGAACTATAAGTTCTGGAAAATCAGCACAATTTCCAATTATTGGACTTTCTAGTACTGCTTATCATACTCCAGGTACACAACTTACTGGTAATGCTATCAAGCACGCTGAAGCTACAATAAATATTGACGACAAATTAGTGTCGAATACATTTATTGCAGACATTGACGAGGCCAAGAATCACTACGATGTGAGAAGCCAGTACTCAGTTCAGATGGGAAATGCTTTAGCATACCAGTTCGATCAGAACGTAGCTGCTTCAATAGCTCAAGCTGCAAGAACAAGTACTAACTTCAACACCGATCTTCCAGGTGGTACAAGAGTTAAGATCCTTAAATCAGGTACAGCTAACACAGCTGCTGCTGTCGCTGCCGTAACTGGTGCTGACTTAGCAACTGCTTTGTTCTCTGCTGCTGAACAGATGGATGTTAACAACCTTCCAGAAGAGGATAGATACTGTTGTTTAGATCCAGCAAACTACTACAAGCTTGCTAAAACTACTGATGTCATCAACAGAGATTGGGGTGGACAAGGAGCATACGCAGAAGGAGAAGTCCTTAAAGTTGCAGGAATCCACATTGTGAAATCTAACCATTTACCTAAGACAAACAGATCAGCGGTAACTGGAGAGAATAACACATACCACGCTAACTACACCGATAACATTGGTCTTGTATTTAACAAGCAAGCTGTTGGTACAGTTAAGTTGATGGATCTTAAGATGGAGCAGACAGGAGCAGATGTCCACGCTTTATACCAGGGAACATTCCTTGTTGGAAGCATGGTTCACGGAACAGGCGTACTTCGCCCAGACTGTGCAATCGAACTCTATGCAGCTAACTCATAAGCCGTTAATATAAGGGGGTAACACAACCCCCTTTATTCTTATGGCTCCTTATGGCAAAGGTACTTATGGTACTAAGGTAGGCAGACCTCCTAAAAAGAAAAAGAAAAAGAAAAAGTAAATGGCTACTAAGAAAAATGTACGCCTTAAAATGGGCAAACATAAGAGTAGGTCAGGCGGTTTAACAGCTGCTGGTAGAAGAAAGATAAATAAAGCAACAGGTTCTAATCTGAAAGCACCTCAACCTGGAGGCGGTAAAAGAAAGAAATCTTTTTGCGCCAGGATGGAAGGGATGAAGAAGAAAAGAACATCTAGCAAAACTGCTAGGAATCCTAAGAGCAGGATCAACAAAGCCCTTCGTAAATGGAAGTGTTAACTATGGCAAAAAAGAAAGGACTCTACGCAAACATACACGCAAAGCGTAAGAGAATAAAAGCTGGCAGTGGAGAGAAGATGCGTAAGCCTGGAGCAAAGGGCGCACCTACTGCTGCTAACTTTAAGAGATCAGCAAAGACTGCTAAGAAAAGGAAGAAGAAGTAATGGCACTTAACCGCACCAGCTTTCTAGAAGCAGTTAACAGAGTTCTGCAAATGCTTGGAGAAGCACCTGTTAACAGTTTGCAAGGTCAATTTGGATTGGCAAAGCAAGCAGAAGATACATTGAACGATGTAAGCAGGACATTGCAATCAGAAGGTTGGTCGTTTAATACAGACCTAGAAAAGAAACTGGAACGGACATCGACTAACGAGATAGAGTTATCGAGTAATGTAAGTCGAGTTGTAGTTGATAACTTGGAGTACCCAGATATAGATGTAGTGCAACGAGGAGACAAGTTATACGACAGAAGAAATAATAGATATACATTTGAGTCTGATTTAATAGTTGATATGACAACCATCCTTGAGTGGGATTTACTCCCCGAACACGCACGGCAATATATAACTATTAAGGCAGGAAGACAATTACAAGAAGCGATTATTGGTTCTGCTGATTTAACTAAGTTAAACCTGACACAAGAACTGGAGGCTCGAAGTGCTTTCCTGGAGGAAGAAACAACTAAGACAGAACACAGTATGTTAAGAGGCCATCTAAATAGAACAAGCCCTATCAATACTTACTTACCTTCTCGTACACTTGAGCGTTAACCATGCCATTAATTAGTAGCTCTATTCCTAACCTTATTAATGGAGTGAGTCAGCAACCAGCTGCACTACGTTTAGCATCCCAGGCAGAAGAAGTTATTAACTGTATGCCTAGCCCTGTAGAAGGACTAAAGAAAAGGCCACCGATGCAACACATTAAAAAGTTGTTTGCAGGGTCAGCTGGTTCTGGCAGACCCTTTACACATATCGTTGATAGAGATGGAGTTATAAGATATTTAATTGTTATCCAGGATAATGCAATCAAAGTATTTGATTTAGATGGCAATGCACAGACAGTATCTACACCGAATGGCACAGCCTATTTAGATATAACAGGAGAGCCTAGCTCTACATTTAGGGTTGCTTCTATTGCTGACTTTACTTTCATAGTTAACAGAGAGAAGACAGTTGCTATGGACACAAGCAACAACTCCTATAACTGGGGTACAAAGTCAATGGTGTTTATAAAATCTGCTGACTTCTCTACTACTTACAGAGTTAAGTTAGGGGGTACAGAGAAGAGCGTAACTACAGGTAACTCTTCTGGATCTGCACCTGATACTGTGACTATTGCTAACGACTTAGCTACTCAGTTAAATACTATTTCTGGATTTACTGTAACCAATACTGACTACATAATTAGAATCACAAAGGATGACGGAGGAGATTATACATTAGAAAGTAGTGACACTAAAACTGCTACTGCAACGTCAACAATCAAAGGAACAGTAGATAGTATTACTGACTTGCCTACTATTGCAGAGCATAACTTCACAGTTAAGATCCAGGGTTCAGCTGCTACAGCCTTCGATGATTACTATGTAAAGTTTGAAGCTACAGCTGGAAGTGGGTTTGGCCCAGGAGTATGGAGAGAGACTGTCGCACCTAATATTAATTACCTGTTTGATAAGTCAACAATGCCGCATACATTAGTTAGAAATGCTAATGGTACGTTTACTTTTGCACAGTTTAACTACACAGGTCGAGTAGCTGGAGACTATACAACTGCACCTAACCCTACATTTGTTGGTAGTCAGATAAAAAACATTAACTTGTTTAGAAACAGACTTGTATTCTTAGCCGATGAAAACGTAATACTGTCGGCTGCCGATGCCTTTGAAAGGTTTTTTCCTGAGACAGTACAAACATCTCTAGACTCTGATCCTATTGATATTAGTTCTGGTGGTACATCAGTTAACTTCTTAAACAGTAGCTTGGCTTTTGCTAATACTTTATTGCTCTTCAGTTTGCATGGTCAGTTCAGATTGGATACAGGATCTACAGCTATAGGTACATCCCTTACTCCTAAGACTGCAACCATAACAGCTATAACTACATTTGATATTGTTGATACAGTTGACCCCATAGGTGTAGGTCGTACTGTTTACTTTGGAATACCAAAGGGAGACTTTAATGGTTTACGAGAATATTTCCTACCTGATGCTAGTGGCCCAATACCTTTATCAGAAGAAGTAACATCTTCCGTGCCTAGATTTGTACCTGATAATTTAGTCAGTATGTCTCCTTCTGTATCAGAAGAAGTGATAACAATGATAAGTAAGGATCAGCCTCGAAGGATTTATCTTTACAAGTTTTTCTTTGACGATGACCAGAAACTGCAATCATCCTGGTCTTATTGGGAAGTAGCAGCAAACAAAAGCTTATTAGGCGGTAGTGTTCTCGACAGCGATTTATATACAGTTGTTGAATATTCAGATGGAGTGTATTTAGAAAAGACACAGCTAAGACCAGAGACAGTAGATAGTGGTACAGAGTTTGAGATACTGCTAGATAGAAAGACTACAGAGGCTGCTTGCTCTACATCTCTAATTAACTCAGGTGCATTAGGAGTTCAGACTGTTATTACATTGCCTTACCCTATGGCTAATACAGGAACAATGGCAGTAGTTGGTAGGTTTGATTCAAGTAATACTATTGCTCACGGCCAAGTTATAAAAGCTACAGCTGAAACTCTTACAGGTGGAGCTAGTGGTAATGGAACTATGACTGTGCCTGGAGATTTGAGTAGTGCAAAGTTTTTTGTAGGAGAAATATATAGTATGACTTACCAGTTCTCTACACCATATTTAAAAGAAACACCTCCAGGAGGAGGATTAGCTGTGCTTGCTGGCCCAAGATTACAGTTGCGTACCTGGAGTATTATCTTTGACGAGACTTCTAATTTTAGCGTAAAGATTACGCCATCACAAAGAGATGAACAGACTTATCCTTTTAATGGTTACAAGATAGGTAGTGGTCAATTCCCTGTAGGCACACCTTCTTTAGCTACAGGTAAGTTTAGAGTTCCTGTAATGGCACAAAACATTGAAGCAAAAATTGTACTCTTTAGCGATTCTCCGCTACCCTGTAGGGTACAGTCAGCTGAATGGGAAGGATGGTATCAGGAACGAGCGTCAAGATTATAAAGGCGTATCAAAGGCCAGCTAATATAGACGATGTTTCCTATGTAGGAACACACATGAGGAAGGAAGATATAGAGGAATGTTTTGCACATTCTGGAGCATCACCCATACAGTCTTTATTTGAGTGCTTCTTTACGAGTAACCCTTGTATGACTATGATTAGTAGACATGGTAAACCTATGGGAATGTGGGGAATAACAAAGCAACCTAACAATTCTGGACAAGTTTGGATGCTAGGTTGTAAAAATATGCTTGAAGATACTAGAGACAAACGTGAGTTTTTAAGGCAATCTAGGATAGAATTAAAAAAATTACACAAAGAGTTTCCTGTTTTGTTTAATTACATTGATGCACGAAACACAGTACATCTTCGATGGTTAAAGTTTATGGGGTTTACCATAATAAAAAAACATGAAATATTTGGGTACGAAGGTCGACCATTCTACGAATTTGTAAAGATTTAATTATGTGTACCGCTGTTGCTATTGGTATCTTTAGTGGAATTATGAGCATAGGTCAAGCTATTGCTCAAAACGCTGCACAGAACAGAGCGATAGAAGCAGCTAATTTATCTGACCAGTTTCAATATGAGTACAATACTCTCTCTGCTCAGAACCAAAGAAACTTTGAAGCTAACCAAGAGACATTAAGAAACGAACAGATGTTTCAGAATGAAGAGCTAGCGTTAATAGCAGAAGCAAATAAAATGAACCAGGCTAATCAACAGATAAGACAGATGCAACAGAAGTCAGCACAAGAAACAAGAGAAGCGCAGTTAGAAGCTAAAGAACAGAAAGGTACGATACTGGCGACAGGTAGAGCAGGAGCTAATGTTGCTAACTTACTTGCAGATGTAAACAGAGAGCTAGGAAAATACGATTACTATAGTGACACTAACTTAGCCTTTGCTACAGCTGGTAAGCAGACAGAGAAAGTAGGATTCATAACTGAACGAGCTAGTAGAATTGCAAGCATATCTCCATACTTAAAGAAAACTATTCTCGATCCTATGAAACCTGTACCTAGACCTAAAGTAAGTTTAAGTCCATTCTCTATCGGTGCTGGCATTATGAGTGGTGTAAATGCTGGTGTCAATTACAAAATCGCTACTAGCTAATGGCAATTTCTCTAGGCAAATCATCAGGCGATAGCAGCCGTAAAACTTCAAGAAGATTACTAAGTCAATATGGTGTTGACTCGACTATTACTACTAAGGGTCTTACTCCTCCAGGAATAAAAGTATCTGCTCCTATTGTTGATACTTACCAGCAAGTAGAAAGGATGAATGTACCTAGTTTGCAGCTAGGAAAGTTCTTTGACAGCAGCATAGGTATGGATAATTCTAGGGATATACAAAACTTAGCTGACTCGCTTGGACAATTCAACACTCAACTGGTAGCTACAGCTGGTACTTTAGCTAAAAGAACAAAACAAATAGATACAAAAGCAAAGGATTACAGCAAAAGCCTTGCGTTACAAAACTTTGGTAGTAAAAAATCTCCTGTAGAAATACTGCAAGATACCAGGCAAGACTTGCAAAAGATAGTTGAAGATACAAGCTCAACTATTGAACAAAAGAAAGCAGCTGATAAAAGCCTTGATTACATAGATGCAAGAAACAGCTTACTTATACCTCACCTACAGTCGCAAAATAGAATTATAAATATAAAGACTAACGCAGCAAGTTTGTCTAGTAAGGCAGCAGGAGCAATAGTAATAGCAGCAGATGGTACTGAAATACCTTTAAACAGTCTTAGGCCAGATAGCGAACTATATCAAAAATGGAGAAGGGATACTGTTTATGGGAGTAGCGATGGAAGTGTAATACCTTTAACTGAATTAGAGTCGAAAGAAGTATCTCCTACTGTCTTAGCTGCTTATGCTAACGACATAAACAGGCAAGAAAAAGCGGTTATTCAATACAACAAAGATAAGTATGAAGAAGAATCCTTAATACAAGTTAATGGATTAGCAGGGATGCACCTTATAGGTAACAGCGAAGACGAAGTAGTTAAAGAATTAAATGCCATACTCGATGATTCTAGATTTATGCAGCTATATAGAACCAAAGAAGAAAGAGATAAGTTTATAGAAAAGATTGTTACTCAATGGAAAGACGCTTTATTTATTAATGGTCAAGAAACAGGAAACTTCTTAGAAGCAGATGAAGCATTTGATCCCTGGTTAAAATTAATGACAGGGAAGAAAGAAGATCGTATTAGATTTGATAAGGGTAATAAAGAGGTTATAGGTATTAACGAAAATCTATTATGGTACAAAGGTGCTGGAGCAGGATGGGAAGCTAATACTAAATACAAATACAACCAGGAATTAGTTAACGCTAGAAATCAACAAAAAACAACACAGGAACAAAAAGGTAATAACTTTATAGATAAAATGTTTACAGAAGAAATATTACCTGAGTTAAAAAAGATAGATGAGTTAGCTAGTAAGACAGAAGGTGGATTTGCTTCTGAAAAAATACAAACAGAACTAACAAAAGTTAAACAAAAATTTGAAGAAAGAAAAAACGAAATAATCTCTGGTGTTCCTATAAGACATCAAGAAGGCGTTTTAACTTACGCAAATAAAAAAATAGTAACAAGTGATGGCTTATTGTTTGGGCCAGAAAGAACATTGTTAGCGACAGAACTAAACAAAGAATACTCACAAGTATTTCTTAACCCACAAAAAGCAGTTGCGTTTAGAGACAAGGTAACTAGGCTTATTGGCTCTGGTGCAATAGATGCAAATGTTGGAATGAATCTTATAAATAGAACAAACACTATTGTTAGCGAGGTAGCAAAACCTAATCAAGATTTTGCAGCTGATATTATAAAAAGTAATTTAGATAAATTTGCCAGTTCTAAAAGTAAAGGTTATTTCTTTGAGTCTGACTCTCCTGGAGGATCAGAATTTATCTTGGAAGAACAGTTAGAATTAAGTAATGCAGAGCAAAAAATGACAAATGGTGCAAATAAAATAATAGAAGAGGGATTAAAAAATAATAAAAGTTCGTCAGTTATTAACGCAGAACTAACTAAATACTTTCAAGAAACTGACTTTGGTTTAGTGAGTAAATATCAAGACAAAAATTTAGACGGAGAAACACCAAAAGCATTTGACTCAATACAAGATTTTAAAAATGTAATGATTGGCGTAGATCAAAAAGGAAAAATTGACAAAGGTGAGGCCACAAGGTTAGTGACTATGTACAAAAGCAAAGTACCTATGTTACCTAAAGAAGATTTAGACAAAATATTAAATGATTGGAACACTAATGGTATAGACGGAATAGACAAAGATATTAAAAAAATGTTTAGAGCGTTAAAAAAATATAACGGTGTAACTCCATATCAATTTTTTAATAACCAATTACATAAGCATGGTATTTCTTTGTCAGAAACAATGATAAATGACATAGATGGATTTAATAAAAAGTACTCAAAGATAAATACCAACACACCAAAACCTCCTAGCTTCATACAAAAAGTTGCAATGTTCCCTGTCGAACTATTGCTTGGTGGATCTGTCATGGCAGGAGAAGTTAATAATAATCCCTATAACTACATCCCTGCTGAAGGTACACAAACAATTCCTAGTATGCTGAAGATTGCACTTACTTCTGACTTTACAGAGAATGAAGCTGTAATTATGGCAGCAATAGGAATGGCAGAATCTAGTGGTAGACCACACGCACATAACACAGAAGGAGATGACAACAGTTACGGACTGTGGCAAATAAATATGTTAGATAGACCTGGATTTATGATGGGAGAAGAGCGTAGAGGGCAACTTGCGCTAGACTCAAATGAGCAACTGTTCGATCCATTAATCAATGGTAGAGGAGCTAAGTATATCTATGATATGCAAGGCTTTAAAGCATGGACAGTTTATAGGACAGGTGCTTACCTAAAGTATCTGCCAGCTGCTGAAGAAGCTCTAAAATCACTTTCTAATTAATCATGCCTTTTGAAGAATATAAAGACGAGAACGGAGAAACTAAAACTCGTTACGTTGCTCCAGAGGGATCTATAAAAGAACAACCAAAAGAAGGATTCCAGGAAGGTGGAGATTTTGATTTAGGTGCATCTGTCGGTAGAACATTTGGACAGGCTGGTAGAGACTTTGTTCAAAATATATACGATTCTGTTTACGATGAAGTAGCTACATATAACCCTACTGACGCAATAAAGAATGTAATGTCAGGTGGCAATCTATATGAAAGTATTACAGGTAGAGACTTTTTTACAAACAAACCTAAAGAAACTAAACCAGGAATAATAGGTAAAGCATTTAATATGCAACCTACTACCTTTGAAAACCCAGATGCTGACATTCCTTTTCTAGGTAAACCATTTGACAATGTTGCGCAAAACAATGCGGAACACATGATTGGTGGATTACTGGCTTCGATAGGCCAGTTTGCATTAGTTGCTAAAGGACTTAAATCTAGTGGTGTAAAAGCACCGCAAGTTCCTTTATTTAAAGGCACTATGAAAACTAAGCTTGCAAGTAAAGCACCTAAGTTAAAAGGTTTTTTTGAAAGATCACAAGGTAGATTTATACGAGGTGCGCAAGAAGGTTGGCTTCCAGGAGCAATAAATGATTTTGCTATAGAAGATCCCTGGGATGGTAATATGGTCAACTTACTTGCTAGTGCCGTACCAGACGGAAAATTAAAAAATCTATTAAATGAATTTGCAGTTACAGAAGACGATACCTTAGCAGAAGCAAAATTAAAGAATGGAGTAGTAGGTACATTTATAGCTGGCCCTTTATTAGGTGGATCACTAGAGCAATTAGGTGGTGGTAAAAGAGAAACTTTAATAATGTTTGATGCTATTGCAGATTATTTTACTAAAGGTGCAAAAGTTGCTAAGAAAGGAAATACAGCTAGAGGTATAGCTAACCCCTTAAAAGAACTCACAGATCAAGAGTCGGCAGAAGTAGGGATTACGAAACTTACAGGTAGAGAAAAGAAGTCAGCAACAGAGCAAGCTGTAGAAATTATCCAAGAGCAAGATAAGGCACAAAAAGCAAAAGATTTTCCAGGCACTAGCGGACAGCAACTTAATACAGATGGAGTAGATCAAAGCGAATTAGAATTTAATGACGCATTAAATGAATTAGAGCAAGCTAGAAAAAATTTAGAAGTAAAGGCATCAAGGCAGAAATTTATAGCTGAGTCGACAGGAGGTATAGATGAGACTAAAAGTCTAGATTTACAACCTGTACCTAGTACAGAACTTGCAACTATTGGAGTAAATGATATTGCTGTCAATTCACAAAGATTTCAATTTAAACAAGCAGGGCAAACAAAAACTGGACAGAGTGGATCTTTAGGTGCAATAACTAAATACAATACTGACTTAGCTGGTGTTGTAAGTGTATGGAGAGATCCAGCTGACGGAAAAACTTATGTTGTTAATGGACATAACAGGTTAGCAGCAGCAAAAAGGCATCAAATACCGACTGTAAATGTTAGGTATCTTGATGCTCCAGATGCAGCAACTGCAAGAGTAAAAGGTGCTATGCAGAATATTGCAGAAGGAAATGGTACAGGTGTTGATGCAGCAAAGATAATTAGAGAGACAAAGATGGGCGTAGAAGAAATGGTACAGCAAGGTATTAGCCCTAGCGGTGTAGTAATGAAAAAAGCAATACCTTTGTCAAAGTTACCTGGAGCATTATTTGACCAAGTTGCCACAGGAAGAATGACAGAAGACATGGGAGTAGCGATAGGAAGCAGCAATGCGCAAACTCAAGTAATGTTTGACCTGGCAAAAGCTGCAAAGAAGAAAGGCTGGAGTGCATCTAAAACAGCAGAAGCTGGAATGATTGCAAGGCAGTCAAGTGTTATAGAGACTACTGATCCAAATGCTCTACCTCTTCTTGGCTATGACACGCTTATTACATCTAACTTTGAGAAACAATTAAATGTACGCATTGCAATTAGACAACAGTTAAGGTCAGAAATAAACGCATTAGGAGTTGCTGCAAACACAAAAAAAGCAGGAACATTAGAAAGTGTAGGAAATGTTATTGATGTTGATGCTAGTAAAGCTGCAAGAGATGAATCTTTACAGGGAGAAGTCGTATTTAACAGACTTGTTGGAACGGAAGGTAAGCTAAGTGATTTAGTTAATGACCTAATAAAACAAGTTAAAGGAAACAAAAAAGCTGCTACTGTCGTGCAAGCAAACATACAAAAAATAAAAACAGTACTTAGAGAAGAAGCAACTTTAACAACAACTAAAAAGCAAGACATTTTAAGCGGAAAAGAAAAATTAGAAAAATTTGTTGACGAGCAGTTAATGCCTATAGCAGATGCACCAGGAAGCGGATACGCATATAAAACAAATGTTTTAAAAATTTTTGAAGGTTCAAATGAATATTTACAGACTAGAAAGTTAGAGCTAGAGAAGGAAGGCTATCCTTTATCTGCAAGACAATTAAAAAACATAGAAGGTTATAGCGGTAAAGATCCAAGAGGTTACGCTAGACAGTTAACAAAAGACCATCATCTTTTCCACATGGAAATAACAACTGATGAGTTTTTAGAAAACTTAGGTAAAAACACAGAAAAAGAAGCAGAAAGACTGTTTGATATTGAATCAAAGAAATTAGAGGAGAAATATAACGCTTACATGAAAGCTAATAATAATGTGCAGCGATTAGAGTTAGACCTGGAATATAAAACTATTGTTGAAGAGCAAGTAAAAAGAGGTGGTGTAACTAATAATCCTACAGAAATTAATAAAAAACCAGACACAATTTTTGTAAAACAAACTACTGAGACAGTAGCTACAGGTACATCAAACATTATTACAGAGCCAGAACTACCTAAAAGATTAAAAGGAGCTAAGTCTAGGTATCGTCAAATGAGTGTATCTTTTGATAATGACATTGATAAAGCTATTTATATAGTTACTAAACGGCCTAACAGAAGAACAGTTGTAGAGATGACAGGTGGTAGTAAAAATAATCCAGACTACATTAAATTCTTAATGGATGATAATGGCTTTACAGAGCAAGATATTATTCGTATAGCAGATAGCTTATATGATGATTTTAAGGCCAACTACAGAGAAGGTGTAGAGTATGTAGCCCAAGCTGGTTACAAGTCACTAGGTTATAAGTCAGGACAACTTAGCTTAGATCCACTTAACGGAATAAATCCTATACATAAAAGATCCTACGGAACACTAGGTAACGACTATACAGGCATGAATATGCTGAACTATAGAGAGAAATTTGAGTTGTTAGAAGAAGTGCAAAGAATGGCTGGCAAAGATGTAAACGTACAATTTGTAGCAGAGTTAGAAGGTAAGCTTACAGCTAAACAAGCAGCTGACTATGGGTTAACAGAAGGAGATAGCTATAGCGCAGCTGGAGAATTTATCTCTGCTAAAAATCCAGCAGATGATTTAATAATGATTTCTATGTTTAGTAAGGGTGGCTATAGAGGTTTTAATAAATTATTAAGGACTGCTTTTCACGAATCATTCCACAGAATACAAAAAAGATTACTTAGCAAGGCAGATCAAAAAGCTCTTATTGCAGGAGAAAGAGAGATAAGAGAGTTAGCTGCTAAGACTATGCCAGAGTTTAGAGACAGCATCCTCGATGGCACATTAGGTAGGCAAGAGATAGAAGCTATAGCGTTTAGTGATTGGTATATGCGTAACACAGATTATCCAAAAGCAACCTGGTCAGAGCCGTTTAAGAAGATTGCGCAGATTATTGAACGTACAGGTAATTTCTTAAAAGGTAGAGGTTATCAAACTTGGGATGACGTATTTGAGAGATCAATGCGTGGAGAAACAGCAGAACAAGCTGTATCAAATGACTTAATTGCACCAGCAACACAACTTGCTATTGATCCTCCAGATCCAGATAAACTAGCTAACGAAATAAAGAAAAATATAAACGCAATAAATAGCGGAGATATGAGTATAGAAGAAGCTCTTAAGAACCAAGCAGTAGATGAGCCTAGAAGATTAATTAGTCGCAGCGGTAAAACACAATATGTAGAAACTCCTAGCGAACAGTTAGCTGCATCCTATAAAGCCTTTAACGATTTAATATACAACCTTACGTTTGACAGAGCAGAAGCTACAGGTATAGCAAATCTTGATAGAGCTATGTTATTTAACCAGGCTGTAGATAAATTAAAGATGGATGGTGGAGATTCAGATGCAATAATATCAAGCGTAGAAAGAGCATTGAAAGGAGATCCAAGATCGGCAGATGATTTAATAGCTCTAGCTACACTACAACTACAAACAGACATTGTAAGAAACAAAACAGGAATACAAAGCCAAGCATATTTATCTGCTCCTGAGTCAGAAAAAGGTATTGAACTACAAAGATTTAAAGCAATGCTAGGAGAGCAACTTAAATTAGATGTTGCGTATATGAGTGTAATGAGAAAGACAGGACAAAGACTAAGTATGGGTAAGTTAATGTTTAGGGCAGATGACGTAGATTTATCTGATTTACCTAGCGAAGTAACTCTTAGAAAAGGTACATCTAATGAAGCTGGTACAAAAGCTCTTACTGACGGCTTTGACGTTACCCAGGAAACAGGTGCTATGGGTCAAGCTGTTTATTTTACTACTGACGAAAGCAGTATAAAAGTTATGGATGGCTACGATAATGCAGAAGTATATGGTGATTTAATTAACGACATAAAAATATTAGACTTATCTGCAATGAATAAAAGGCTAACTGATTTAGTAGTTGACTTAGGATTAGGTCAGGTAAAGAAAACCAAGAACGGATTAGAACTAAACCCTGCACAAATAGAAGGTATAAAAGCATATTTAACAGACAGGGGTTATGCAGGAATAAGATACGAGCCTAGAGATACTGGTCGCCCTAATGCGCCAGCAGATGAAATAGCTATCTTTGATAACAATTCTGCTAACAGAATCATAGGATCTGATGCAAGCGTACCTCCTAGTGCAACTCCAGAAGCACCAAAAAGAACTTTATTAGAACAAGCTATTGCAAAATCAGAAGACTTATTGAACGATAAGTTAGATCCTAAGTTGCTAGATGCTATCGAAAGCGGAGAACTAACACAAGAAGCAATAGAGCTAGGAGATGTAATGGTTGCTATCTCTAACTACTCACAAAAAAATAGAGGATTTAACAAACATATATCTGACTTAATTCAACAAACTCCTAAAGGTGGCTTAACGCAAAGAAGACTACTTAACTTTTATCGAGGTGCAATATTACTGTCAGGAGAAACTACCTGGAAGATGATGATAGGTGGTTTATATAGAGCAGCTACATTGCCTGTTATACAGACTATGGGAGGCTTTAGTCGAGGCGTAGGCCAATCTATAACAGGAAACAAAGCAGAGGCGTATAAGAGTTTTAGAAGGGCAAGATTAGGAGCAATGATATATGGACAGTACTACCAAAATTTAGGTAATGCTTTTCGTCTTATGGGCGCAACTTTAATGGAGAATGAAACCTTTGGTAACTTAGGTGTAGATCAGATGCAACTAAGAACTAATAGTAGATTTAATCCTGTTGACCAACTTAGCCTGGGAAGTGATGAAGTACAGGTAAGTAAGAAAAGTGATATATGGCACGCAGATCCAAACAATAAAAACTTTTTTGCTAATGCTGCCTTAAGAGTAATTAGCGCAGTACCAAAAGCTACAGGTCGTTTAGCTGGTGGTGTAGATACATTTATGAGTTCATTAGTTGGCCCAAGTATGGAATACGTTAGGTTTTTAGACCAGGAGTTATACCACGCAGAGACAGTATTAGGTATGCGCCCTGGATCTAACGAGGCGTTTAACTATGCAAGTGACAGGGCTGTTGAGTTAGTCAAAGCAGAAATGGTAGATGTAACACTTGCTAATGGTAAGAAAATAGAAAATGGTGCGCTTACTGGTCAAAATGCAAGATATATTATGGATTGGGTTAACTTTACTGATTCACTAGATGTTGTACCAGCACCAAGAACATACGATTATGGTGTAAGAAAAGCTAGAGAAAGTGGTATTACAGATCCTTTAGACGTACATAACTTTGCAAACAAATACATAAACGAAGGAAGTAACATATTTAATCAAGGAGGTGTAGCTGGTGGCATGGCAAAAGCATCTCAAGCTGTTGGACTTGTACCAAAAGCACTAGGAAACGTAGTAGAAAACTACCCTGCATTTGGTCTTATATATCCACTACCTAGAGGGCCAATAAATATTGTAAAGGCAAGCGCAAGAGCATTTCCTATTACTGCTCCATTTGTAGATACATTTTGGAGAGATATAACTTCAGAAGATTTATTTACAAGAGATAGAGCTATAGGGGAGATGGCGTTAGGTACTACAACACTAGCTGGTGGTATAGCGTTACTATCTACAGGATTAGTTGAGTTTACTGGCTTTAGGTCTACTAACTTTAGAAACAGAGAAGCTGGCCCAGAAAGTGTAGAGAGAGGTAGAGAGCCTATGAGTATAAGATTTAAGAATCCATTTAGCGATAGCGAAGAGTGGACACCCTGGTACTCACTACAGACTTTTGATACATTAAGCAATATCTTTGGTGCAATAGGAGAATATGCAGAAGTTGGCAATAGCCTTACAGAAGAAGAAAAAGAGGTAGAAAGCTCTATAGTTACAATGAAAATTGCACACGTTGCAAGAGCATTAGGTATGGGTCAATTTAGCAAACAAATATTATCTAGTATTACTGAAATATTTGACGTTGTGGCTGGTTTCGATGAAGATGCTGCAAGAAGAATGAAGAAAGGTAAAACTGGTGCATTTAGTAGATATATAGAAAGAAAGCTATCATCATTGCTAGTGCCAGCTGCTATTAGAAAAATTAATATAGGAGAAGCAAGAAGAGATATTGTAGCTAGTGAACTACCTTTTCCATTTAATGTTGTATCAAACACAGGTCAAAGAATACAATTACAAGTTCCTGGAGCAAGAGAAGGGCTACCACCTGTATTACATAACTACTCAGGAGATCCTATAGACGACAGAGATTACGCTGGTACAGGTGCAATACCAGAAGATATGCCCTGGTTAAAGTTTTTCTATAAAATGATTACACCGACTTCCGCATTTCCTAGTCGCTCTAAATCTACGCATCCTGTCGATGTAGAGCTAAGTAAGTTGTATGGTAAAGGTTCTAACTACAAACCCTGGAATGATAATATTTTTAACTTATCAGACAAAGTTTTAAACAGAGAGGAATTAAACAGGCTTATAACAATAGGTACAAAAGAAATAAAAAACCAATCTGGTAATACTTTATGGGAAGAACTAACATCGTTAGTCACAAAAGATCCAGTTTATGCCTCTTTAGATTATTATGTTAGCAGCGAAGTTGAAAGCCCAAGAATGACAATGATTAAGAATGTTGTTGCGGAATTTAAAGACAAAGCAAAATTGAAGTTTTTAGAAGAAAGACCTGATATACAACAAATGATAAATGATAAACAACAGAAAATCATTGATAAACAATACACAAGAGATAGACTAAACAGTATGAGCGATAAACAAAGTCGCAATGATTCACAGCAGTTCTTAGCTCAACTTAACTAATGGCTTACGCACAAAGAATTATAACTAGCAACTCTGCTGGAGATCAGGAATTTACTTTTACCTTTCCTTACATAAAAGAAGAACACATAAAAGTATTTGTTAACTTTGTAGAAAAAGCCCAGGGTACAGGAAGTACTGAGTTTCAAGTAATAACTAATACTACTCCTAAGAAAATATCTTTAAATACAGGATTAGCTAGTGCAAATACCAGGGTAGAAATAAAAAGAATATCATCGCTAGCTACACCATTAGTTGACTTTGAAGATGGGTCAACTCTTACAGCTGCTGATTTAGATACCGCAGAAAAGCAAAGTTTATTTATAGCCCAGGAGTTAGATGACGCACTTAAACAAGGTATATCTATTGATGCAAGTACAGGTATTCCTACTTTAAGCAGTCAAAGATTATCTAATGTTGCAGATCCAGTAAACGCCCAGGATGTAGTAACAAAAGCGTATCTAGAGAGGAGTGGCAGTATTACATCGACACAGATTGCTGATGCAACCATAGTTAACGGAGATATTGCAAACACTACAATTACAGGCGCAAAGTTAGTTAACGATACTATTACTGCAACTCAAATTGCAGCTGACGCTATTACTGCAAGTGAGTTAGCAAACAATGCGGTAGACACAAATGCTGTTGCAGATGATGCAGTTACCTACGCAAAAATTCAAAACGTATCAGCTACAGACAGAATTTTAGGTAGAGATTCTAGTGGTGCAGGGGTAGTAGAAGAGATTACGCCAGCTAATGTTCGCACAATGTTGAACGTAGAAGATGGTGCTACAGCAGATCAAACAGCAGCAGAAATAAGAACCCTGGTGGAATCTGCATCAGACAGTAATGTTTTTACAGATGCTGACCACACAAAACTAAATGCTATTGAAGCAAGCGCAGACGTTACAGATGCAACAAATGTAGATGCAGCTGGTGCTGTAATGAACAGCGATACAACTACAGCTGCTATGCAGTTTGTTGTAGACGAAGATAATTTTAGTTCTAACTTAGATACAAAAGTACCTACGCAGCAATCAAGCAAAGCCTACATTGCCTCTGTTGCTGCAACTCTTCAGCCTCTCGATAGCGAGTTAACGCAGTTAGCTGGTATGCAGTCAGGTACGGCATCTAAATTAGCTGACAATACAGCCCTTACTTCTGACATAGCTGATCTTAACCAGTTAGATGGTATGGCTAAACAGACCACTATTACTGATGATGACGCAAAGTTTCCTACCTCTGGAGCAGTCGTAGATTATGTAGCTGCACAAATAGCTCCTATTGGTGGACTAGAAGTTATAGCAAATGAAACTGTTTTCCCTGCTACGCAACCTTCTTCTGGTGTAGTTATATCTATTGCTGATGCTGGCGGTCTTATTACTAACGGATCTGGTGTAGCAAGTAACGCAAGAACAAGTGGTAATGGATCTGACAACGTAACAATAAACGGATTTCCTTCTAGTCTATTTAGTCAAACATTAGGTGCTGGACTTGGCTTGATGGTTACGTCTACAGGATCTTCTAACACTTACAACTACCATAAATTACTTGCTAAAGAAGTTGACGTTAAACAACTTAGTGACGATATAAACGATTTTGGAGAAAGATACAGAGTAGTAGATACAGTTGGCGATGCGACAGGTAACTCAGAAGGAGATTTAATTTACGCAAAAGATCAAAATAAACTTTTAGTTTACGATACATCTTTATCTCCAGCTGCATTTAAAGAAACTCAATCAGTAGGTAACTTCTTTGTATCTACACTTACCCCTGCTTTTAACGGAAGTCTTATTGACTTTACTTTAAGCAATGCACCTGTAAACGCTCAACAAGTATTGCTTAGTATTGCTGGTGTTATACAAAAACCAAACGAAGGTACTGGTAGACCATCTGAAGGTTTTTCTTTAAATGGAGGAACACTTCAATTACCTACAGGATCTGCTCCTGCAAGTGGCACAGATTACTTTGTTGTCGTAATGGGTTCTACTGTTAACCTGGCTACTCCAGGAAACAACACAGTAACAAGTACTATCTTACAGAACGGATCAGTCATAACCGCTAAGTTGGCAGATCAGGCGGTCACTTTAGATAAGTTATTACATGGTGATAGCAATAGTAACGGAAAGTTTTTAAGAGCTAATAATGGTGCTGACCCTACGTTTGAGACAGTAGCAGCAGCTACAGGAGCTAGTAATGCTATTCAAACAACTGATGGGTCAGGAAATTTTACTGCAAGTAATACTTTTACTATTTCTGGAGATACTTTTCAAGGTCACGACATTGTATTAGTTAGGGATAGCAGTAACGCTGAGCCTACAATTACTCCAGGTAGTTTAGCAAATATAACTTTAAGAACTTGTACAAATGCTAGTGGAGCCTTTGGATCAATCTTAAATAACTCTGGATTACAACTTGGCAGAAATACCCAGTATGTAAAACTAGCTGCACCATCAGATCAATCAGGACAAGCAAGCTATACATTTACCTTTCCTCCTATATCAGGAACTAATGGTCAAGCTCTTACTACAAATGGAAGTGGAACTACAAGTTGGACTACAATTAACTCTGACTTAGTATCTGACAGTTCACCACAACTAGGCGGTGACTTAGATACAAACAGCCATAATATTTCTTTAGATGATAACCATAAGGTTAACTTTGGAGATTCTTCGGACCTACAAATTTATCACGATGGAAGCCATTCTTACCTTGTAAATAGTACTAATTATTTATATCATCGTTCGACTCAAAATCATTTTGAGAATGCAGCAGGTAATCAGGTTCAAGCTAAATTTATAGAAAACGGAGCTTGTGAATTAAATCATTCAGGTAGTAAAAAATTTGAGACTACAAGTGCTGGAATTAATGTAGATGGCAGTATAACTTGTGATGATTTAGTTACTGCTGGTGCTGTTTTACACGAAGGTGATACAAATACATTAATTCACTTTGATGCAAATGATGAAATTGCATTCAAAACTAATGGTACAACGA